GTGTGTTTGCTTGTACGTCGAATCCGTTTTTACGCAGGAAAGTTGCATGATCTGTGAGAATTGAACGAAGCCTCTCGACCTCGGCCTCTGCTTTCTTTGCTCTCTCGGTCATCTCGCACAAAGGAGATCGGCATTCTTGACCGTGAGGGCGGCAGTAAGGCTCGCAGTCTTTTTCTCCGCAGAAACCGCAGGCATCAGTCTGTGGTGTGTCGGTTGTCATTTTGTTTTGTCGCAATTTATGCACTTGTTTGTTTTCGCGTTGACTGGTGCTTTGCGTCCGCACTTGGCGCAGGTCGGTAGTGATGCCTTGATCTTGGGTTTCATGCTGCTAGTTTCAGTTTCTCCCGTTGCTGTTTATAGAACTCAGCCCGAGCCTTACTAAGCTCGTTCACTTGAGGTGCTTCCCGGTGTAGTAGTGGTAGACGAGACGGAATGCTTCTTGCATCTCCGCGAAGTCGTCTGGGTTTTCATGCCTTCCCATGCGGTCATTGCGCTCGTATGAGAGCTTGATCGACTTAGCGATGATCTTGTCTTCCTGTTCTCCGTTTAGTTCTATTTTTAGTTTCATATTTTATTTAGTTGTTATGTGGAAAGGTTTCGGGATCTCATCCATCGACTCGACGCGCTTGAGTGCTACGACCCCCGCATCGAACAGAGCGATCTGACAGTCCCTGCAATAGTGGTGGTGATTGATGAGGTAAGCGGTTGCGCCCTTGACATACGGTCCTGCGAGTCGGATAGCCTCGACCTCCGCGTGCGCGTTCTGCTTGCAGATAGAGTGGCACTTCTCATACCCCTCCTCGGCGTCTCGTGGGCAAGATTGCTGGGGATTGTTGCACCAGTTCTCGCCCACAAAGACGTAGCCTTGTTTACTCACTAAAACGCACTGAACTCGTTTCTTGGCGCAGCTCATTTTACGGCTCGAATCCTTGGATCTGGGCGCAGCACTTGGCGTAGCCTGCGATGTCCACGTAGCTGTCCCTAGTCGGGGTGAACGATGCCCGTGCGATCTTGAGTAAGATCATCATGGTCGCCACGTCTAGGGGGCTGAGCAGTGCGTTCGCCTCTTTACGAGAGGTGATGTAGGCATTCCAAAGCCGGGAAATGCGTTCGTGATTTGGGCCAGCGGCATCGTAGTCGCGACGACGATCACCGGAGGTGACTCGGATTGCCTCGTCGAGAATGCTTTCGGTAGGGTTATTCGATTCCATACATTGACATTCCTAGGTTACTGAGCTGCTTGAGTGACCACTGCTTGCTCGCTTTGTTGGTCGATACGCACTTCTTCGAGGAGATTCCGGTAGCGGAGGTATTCCTCGCTGCCTTTGCCGTGGAAGATCCTTGCGGTTTCCATGTGGTGCGCGACGAGGGCGCAGATGCGCTCCCGCATTTCGTCTTGGCCTGCTTTGTACTGGTCGTTTTGCATTTTGGGTTTTTGGGTTTTGGTTTCCTGAAAATGGAGTCGTAGTTATCGAGGTAGGCTTTACTTGGGGGCGGGGTGACGTTCGGACTGGCGGCGTTTGCCATTTTGAAATTGCGTTCTAGTCGGCTCATTTAGTGTTCTGGGTTAAGAGTTCTTGGAGTTGGGAGCAGCAGCCGTCGCATCCGTGGATTCCACCAGTCTCGTCGGCCTGGAGGGCAGGATCTCTCGGGTCTGGGTGACCTACTCCGTGAGGGCAGTTAAGCTCCCAGTAGCCGTGGAATCGGCGAAAGGTTGCACTCCATCCATTTGGGATGCTGGGCGGACGCCAGCGTTGCTCTATTTCGGTTTTCATGTGTTTGTGTTGCGTGGTGTAAGATACCTATCGAGGAAAATATGGAGAAGATGGATTGCATCAGCCTCGTTATCGTCCGTCGGAGCATAGCCTCGTGCTTTCGCCGCTTCGATCATCTGCTCCTTGGAAGCTGATCCATTCTTAGTCGCCGCTTTCTTGATCGTTCCGACATGGACTCCCTCGTACTGGATTTCCTTGGCTTCACACTCGGTCATCATGATCGCGAGTAGTCCGCAGTAGCACTTTGCCGCCGCTCCACTGGACCAGCGCATGACCTCTTCAAAGACCACGAGCTCCGGTTTCACGATCTCGATCTGATCGCGCAGCCAGCTTCTAAATTTTAAGAATCTCACTCCAGGTTGGTCTTTCTTTTTGAGTTGAAACCCCGCACTACCCGACGAAATCAAACCAGCCGAGCTATAAGCCCAGCCAGTCTGAGTTGCAAGATCGAGGGCGAGGATTGCTTTCATGCTCCCAGTCGGGCTTTGACACGTTTGGCTGCGGGAGATTGACCTTTCACGAGCCAGTCGATCACGTCGGACTCAAGGAACCGAGCACGGCCCATCGCAATGGAATACGGCAGGGGGTTTCGCACTTGTCGGATATAGTTATCAATAGATCTCTTTCCTACGCCCAGCCTCCTAGCTACACCGGATTTATCGTACACGGTGTGGGGGGCTGCGGATTCGAGTTGCTGCGTCTCCACGTCCTCCAGTTCGATCTTCAATCGACCATTTGGAAGGGAGGTAACTCGGAAGCTGTGTGCGGCTTCTAGCGTAAGGGCTGCTGTGCGTCTCATTGTTGTGGTTGATGATACCTGTACTCAAAACGCTCCGGGGGTAGCGAATTGAGTCGGTGATTACTATTCAAAGATCGGTACTACGAAGCGAGTGTTTGGGTGTTGACGCAGCTTTTCACACATTTGGTGTGTCGCAGCGCGAATGATTGCAGACGGGGAGATACCATTCTTCTTTGCGATTGCTCGTATAGTCTCCATATTCTCGATCTCTTCGATGTAGGTGACTCGGCACCTGTGGTCGGCGATTTTGTTAGGCATGGTCGTGTTTGTTTGTTTTAGGTTGAGCGTTGGCTCATGTAAAGAAGTAATGTAATTGCGTGGTGTATGCAACAAGAATTGTTCTAAGTAATACGCTTACATACCTCATGACCCTTCCTAAGCCGCTTTGAGCTCTTGTTTGACAGGGGGCACATACCCCGCCGGATAGACTCCAAACCACGCCTCTGCGTAGTCCGGAAGAACCAGCATCCGGTAGTTGCTCTTGATCATCTCGGGACTATTCCCGCAGTTCTCTGCCACTACCGCTGCGCTGGCGTCTGCATACGCCATACAGGCTGAGATGTACCCCTTCCTCAACCCATTCCTCTTCCAAGTGATCCCGGCTGTCCGAGCCCACTCTATGGGGAATTTGCAGATCTGGTCCTCCACATAGGGCGATATGGGGCCCTTCTTCTCCCCTGTATAGCTATTAAGCCACGCAATCAGATTATCCGGCATCACCGCTAAGCGACCGCTGTGGGTCTTGGTAACTTCTGGGCTAAGAACGATACGCTTCTGGTCAATCCGAACATCCTCCCACTTGAGGCGGCAGATCTCGGCACTGCGAACTCCCGCGAATGCTCCAATAGCCAGGTACGGCATGAATTTCTTATCGACGCAGTTCAAGAGCTTTCCCATCTCCTCGGGAGTAAAGAGATCGGGGCGCGTCTTTTTCTCCGGATAGGGCTCCTTGATCTTATCGATCTCCATCTTCCCTTCCGGCAGGTATTGGCAATAATCCCTAGCCCACTTGAAGAACGTGCGGGCGTAGGTCAGGTGATTGTTCCTAGTCTTCCCAACCTTGGAGATCGAGGTGAAGTAGGTATCGAGCTCCGTGACGGTGATTTTGTCCAGTGTCTTCAAGAAGTGCCTACCGAATTTCTTGAGGTTGCTACTTGCCGATCGGTAGTGGCGGCCCTTGGTATCCTCGAATCGTTTAAGGTACTCGACTACTGCATCCGCAGCCATGATCGGCTTTACTGCCGTCTTAGATTTGTGCTCCGCATAGAATCGCACCGCTTCTATTAAGGTAGCTCCGTAGGGTTTGAGCATTTCTTCGCACTCTGCGACGAACATCGCTTTTTCGGTGGTGACGTTCTTTCGGGAGATCTTCCCCGCCTCGAAATCGTCGATCAGCTCTTCCATTTTGAGGAAAGCCTTGTCTTGGTCTCGGAAGGATTTCTTCTGCCTCCCTAATTCGGAAGATACCCACGAGACAATGAAGTTGGGGCTCTCTTCCGTGCCGTTCTTATAGATTTTAATCTTGCCGAATTTGGTCTTCTGAACGAATGGATAAGTGATGTTTTTAGGAACCTTCATGAGCGGAAAATCGTACAGATCGTACACTTTGTCAACGCCAAAAGGAGTAAGATCAGACACTCATTTGTGGTAAGCGGTATATGAAACTCATTGACATTTTACTCTGTTAGATGGATTTTACAGATATGACACTTTTTGATTGTGGTATATGCAATGCTCGGGTTCGAGCCCCGTCAACTCCGGGTTTTCTACAGAGAAAACCGAGGGAGCCGAGAAAAAGTCGGACGGATCTCGTACAAACTGGAGAAAAAAGATGAGCTCTCCTGTACGCGGCAAAATTAAAACTCCCGATGGTCGCATCGTGGAAATTACCGACCAAGAGTTCCAGTACGGGCGTTGGTGGAATAAAAAAATCGATCAATTCAACCGAGAGATTTACTCGTTCCGAAACCCCATGCCGCTGGAGAAAGGCGGAGAGCTTCCCGAGTTCCATTTCAAGCGTATCGTTTCCGCTCTGTGGCCTGCGGATGGGCCTAAACCCTTCGTCTGGCACCCGTGGGCAGAAAGAATGTTGGAGGCCGCGTGCCAGAACAAGTACCTCGCCGTGGCTGGCTGCGCGAGTTCGGGGAAGTGTCTTGCTCCGCACGTTCCCGTGTTGATGTTCGACGGGACTATCAAACGAAACGACGAAGTGCGAGTAGGCGATCAGCTCATGGGGCCGGACTCCAAACCCCGTAATGTTCTCGTTACGAATCCTGGCCGCTCAAACATGGTTCGTATTATTCCCGAGAAAGGAGACTCGTGGGAATGTAACGACGATCATATCCTTACGCTCAAACGGGCTTGGTCTGGAGAGAGATGTCGGAAACGTGTCGGGGAGCTTATCGATATTTCCGTCAAAGATTACCTGGCTTCCAGCGAGTCTTTTAAGAAGCGGTTCAAACTTGTTTGCACGGGGGTAGAGTTCCCCGAGCAGCCCGTCGAGATTGACCCACGCATCTATGGGATCTGGCTCGGTGACGGCACCACGGGACGGCCTATAATCACTTGCTCCCCGAAGACTGATCTCGACGTGTCACAGTATCTGAAAACTTATTTTCAGTCTGAAGGGTATGATCTCAAAGTGACTTCCTACGCTGGGAAGTGCCCCACATACATGGTGTCCCACAAGGGTGCTCGCGGTAACCCATTTTTCGATTTGGTAAAAGAGTCTTCCGGAAATCCTCCCCTCGCCAGACCGTGGGAGGGAGAAAAGAGGATCGCTCGACGGTACTTGATCAATAGTCATGAAAAACGGATGCGCCTACTTGCTGGAATCATAGATTCCGATGGATACTCTGCGGGCACCTACTACGAGATTGCTTGCTCCTATCCCGGACTGGCCCAAGACATCGTGTTTCTAGCTAGGTCGCTGGGGTTCCGAGTAACTGTCAAAGACCGCATCATAAAGCTCAACGGGAAGGAGTATACATCCCAGAGGATCTGCATCTTGGGGAATACGTCTGAGATTCCGACCCTCCGTAAGAAGTGTGTTACCAAAAAGCGAAGACAGAATTCCGACTGTACTTCTTTTGAGGTGCAGCAGTTGGGTGAAGGCGATTGGTACGGGTACACCCTCGATGGAGACGGTAGATTCCTACTGGGGGATTTTACTATAAATCACAACACCGATTTTTACGCTATCTGGGCTATTGTAAACTTCATTGTCGCACCTTACGACACAATGGTTCTAGTCACCTCGACTACGCTCAAAGACTCCCGCAAGCGTATCTGGGGATCGATCCGAGATTATTGGCAAGCCGCGCCCCCTTTGCCTGGGAAATTGGTCGATAGCATGGGCCTCATCCGATTTGAGGATGGGACTGGCGGAACCAGCGATAAGTCCGGCATCACGCTTATCGCCGCTGAGAAAAAGAAAGAGAAAGAGGCGGTCGGCAAGCTGATCGGATTCAAAAACAAACGCGTGATAGTGATCGCCGACGAAATGCCCGAGCTCTCGGAATCAATCTTGGAGGCATCCGCCAGCAACCTTTCCCTGAACCCCGAGTTCCAGTTCATCGGCATCGGCAACCCTGCATCCCGCTTCGACGCATTCGGAATCCTTGCGAAGCCGAAAGACGGCTGGCAGTCCATCAGCCCTCTTGAAGACGAGTGGGAGACCGAGCGGGGCTTGTGTATCCGCTTCGACGGAGAGAAGTCCCCGAACGTCATCGCCAATAAGCTCATCTATCCCTGGATCGTGACTCAGGCCAAGATCGACGAGGCCAAGGCACGCTTCGGCGAGAACTCGCTTGCCTACTACCGAATGTTCCGTGGCTACTGGGCACCGACCGGAGACGAGGACAATATCTACTCCGAGGCGGAGATCATCGCTACCCAAGCCGACAAGACAGCTATCTGGCTGGAGGAGCCTACCAAGGTGGCGGCACTTGATCCGGCGTTCACCAATGGTGGCGATCGATCAGTGCTCTACCACGGGCTCTACGGAATCTCCCGCGAGGGAATCCCAGCTCTTTGCTTCACGCACTACGAGCTACTCCAGGACGACGTGACCAATAAAAAGCAAACTCGCAGCGAGCAGATCGTCCGTCAGTTCCAAGAGAAGTGCGAGATCGAGGGCATACTACCTGAGCACACGGCATTCGACGCGAGTGGCGCGGGAGGACCCTTCGGCGACATCGTGGACATGATCTGGTCTCGGAACGTGCTCCGGGTCCAGTTCGGAGGTAAGGCTTCCGAGCTCCCCGTTTCCGCAACTGACAACACCCCTTCGTGCGAAAGGTACGTCAACCGGGTCTCCGAGCTTTGGTTCTCGGCCAAGGAGTTGATCCGCAACGGGCAGCTCAAAGGAATCGACCGAGAGCTTGCCAAGGAGATGTGCTCTCGCAAATACAGCACCGACAAGGGCACAGCTCTCCGGATGCGAGTTGAGAGCAAAGTTGACATGAAGGGTCGAGTGGGAGCTTCCCCAGATATTGCGGACGCCGCAGCCATTTTGATCGAACTCTGCCGTCAAAGGTTCGGGTTCGGGGGGATGACAGTCAAGGCAAAGAACGAGCAGTCCACTTTTGAGTCCAAAAGAGCCTATAACTTTAGGAAATTGGGATTAGCTAACCTTGGAAAGTCACTACAACGCGATCAGTTTTCCTCTTGACAAGGTATCATATACAACGCACTTATTACCCACTACTCATGTCTTCCCCTCTTCCCAACATTATTAAAGGTAGTAGCTGGGGGTATATCCTCACTCTGACGAACTCCGGTGCCCCCTTTGACTACACTGGCAGCACTCTCACCGGAGAGCTGTTGGATCGTGCTGGCGGGAAGACGCTACTCACTTTTTCCGTTAATGACCTCGGTTCTGGACAGCTCAAGGTTTACCTTACCCCCAGTCAGACTGAGGGTCTGAGCACCCAGGACTACTACCATAAGGCCACCTTGGTTCAACCTGATGGGTGGACAACCCGAATGGTTGACTCGGTGGTTCACGTCAAACCGTGAGCCAGGATCTCAAAGCAACGGTTTCCCCTTTAGCAACTGAGCTTGCGGTCGTCGATGCTCAGCTATCGGCTACCGTCTCCGGACCTTTTCAGATCGGCGTGGCTTTGGGGGATTTCCCTCAGGTTCACTCCGTTTTAGAGCCAACTATTGTCCCCGCCACTCTTCATTTAGGTCCTCCAGGCCCAAAAGGAGACGACGGGGCGGCTGGGGCTGACGCCCCAGTCTACCAGCACCGATCTGATTTTCTGGGAAATGTAAATTATCTAGGAAAGGCACCTCTTTCTACATTGGAAAGCGCAGCGGCATGGCTCATTTACCGACTCACTTTTAACTCCGATGGAAGCCTATCGGAAAAAGCTACTGCTAATGCAGTGGCTTGGACAAACCGCACAACCGTAACCTACTCATGAACGAACAAATCTCACTAGCCTATAGCCTACAGCCTGACGGCTCTTCCTCTATCGCTTTCAGTATTTCAGTCATTGACGGCTCTGGAGAGTCAAAAAACATTAACACTTCTTCTCTATCTGGAAATGCAATCGACTTGAAGTTCATCGCCTCAATCAACGAGGCAATCGGCGCATACCGAGAAGAAAAAGGAATCTAAATAATGGCTACATTTCGTGCCATAGCTAACGGAAACTGGTCTTCAACTTCCACTTGGAATGGGGGTGTTGTGCCAACCAATGGGGCGACTGTTTATGCCAACGGATTCAATGTGACTATTGATCAAGACATCACAATAGGTGGCTCAAACAATGTTTCCGTAAATGCTGGAAGTTTTGTAATTGGTCAGTGGTATGAAATCACTTTTGTTGGAACTACGAATTTTACCACGATTGGAGCTTCTTCAAACACTATTGGAACCATCTTTCTAGCCTCTGGAGTTGGAACTGGAACTGGAACAGCAATCACTCATGCTACAATTACTACGCTGAATAATACTGGAGCTGGCGCAACAGCAGGAGGTGGATTTATACTCTCTACAAGCAGGGTGATAACTACCGATATGCGTGGTTCGACTACTAATTGTCTGACAGCATCTGGAGCTATAAATATTTCTCTTTCTGGGTTGCAGCTAATTGCTGGAACAACCCAAACCTCTTATGTCCTCGTATGGGGAAGTACAGGGACGCTCACCCTTACTGGATGCGTTGTGCAAGGTTCAAACGGAGGGCCATGCCTAATTAATTCTAGCACTGGAACAATATCGGCAAATTCTTGCACCATCAATGGTGGGTACAGCACCAATGTAAGCTATGCAATTTTTTCAAATACTACTGGATCGATACTTGTGTCGGGTAGCGTTATTTCTGGAGGAACCACCAACCAATCAGGAACCGCAATCTACGTTACTGGACTTGGGCTGGTATCCATAACCACTAGCACAATAAATGGAGGTTATAGTTCTGGTACTTCAAGTTACGGAGTCGGCAACATGGGTAACGGAACCCTCACAATAACTAACAGCACCCTAATAGGGATTGCTGGCCCTGCCGTTGCCAATCAAGCATCTGGAGTGACTACTTGCACAGGATGCACCTTTACTGCTGGAAACAATCACGCTGTTCTTAGCACAGTTACAGGTGTAACTATTAGCGGTTCATTATTTGATGGCCCAACTGGTGTAGTGGCTGTCCATAGCCAGCGACAATATTTAAGTGTTGTCCCAGCGTTGATGCAACATCGACGAGCTTTGAATGGCTCAAGCACTTTCTATACTTTGTATGGGCCAGACTTTGGTGTGTTTGGAAATCCTGCGTCCACTGATGTCAGGACAGGCGTATCTTATGCTGCAGGTAACTTGACAGGAACGCTTGCCGTCCCAGCCGCTGGAAGTGTTGCCCTTGGAGTGCCAGTAGACGCAACAACTGGAACAGCAGTCCTCACCGCAGCAAATGTACAGGAAGCACTCACTTCGCAGGGACTCACGACCACTCGTGCGGCAAACCTCGACAACCTAGATGCTACTATCTCTTCACGGCTTGGGTCTTCAGCTTACACGGCTCCAGCAAATTCGGATATTTCAGCCATCAAAGCGAATACAGATGCAAATCTTGATGCTGCGATTTCTTCTCGTCTAGCAACCTCTGGATATACAGCCCCAGACAATACATCTATTACTGCTATTAAGGCCAAGACTGATAACCTGCCTTCCTCCCCAGCAGCCGTCTCTGACATTCCAACCGCAGCGACAAATGCTTCGGCTGTTAGGACGAATCTTACAACGGAGCTTGGTAGGATCGACGTTGCTACATCAAGTCGCCTAGCAACCTCTGGATACACTGCGCCAGCAAACTCAGACATTGCGGCTATCAAAGCAAATACTGACGCAAACCTCGACGCTACGGTCTCCAGTCGCCTCGCCGCTTCAGCTTACACGGCTCCAGATAACGCAGACATCACAGCGATCAAAGCGAAGACTGACGCAAACCTCGACGCCGCTGTTTCTTCACGGCTTGCGGCTTCAGCCTATACAGCCCCAGACAATGTGGACATCGCGGCCATTAAAGCGAAGACTGATAACTTACCCGCAGCCCCGGCAGCCACAGGAGATATTCCCTCGGCCTCAACGATAGCCTCCGCAGTCCGGACTAACCTCGCCGTGGAATTAGCTCACCTGGACGCTAACATTTCTTCCGCTGGGGACCCTTCAGCCACCGCTACGGCGGTATGGAGTGAGGCTACTTCCTCTCTGTCCGTATCGGGTAGCATCGGTGAAAGGCTCAAGAACTCCTCCACGGTAGCCACAACTGGTGAGCAACTTACAACAGTCCTTACCTAATTTCCTCTTGACAAGGTATCATATACAACGCATTTAGTTGTTGCGTACAGCGCACTTACCCCTTTTTGTTTTAATTCATGGAGACTCTTTCACCTTCGGTCAATGACCCGTTGGTCGGCAATCTTAACGCCGACGGCTCCACTCCGCCTAGCCGTATCAAAGACCCGGACTCTCTCCATGCGGTCTATCTCCGTCTGAAACAATCCGATGACATCAACGCTCGTAACCGAGCCGAGGTGGACGCAATGTTCGACGGGGCAGCTCCTTACGACGATCACGTGCTCCGTCAGGCCGGAATGGGCCAACGGTGTAACCTGAACTTCGGCGAGGCCGAGACCCTCCTAGAGTCAGCTCTTGCCGGATATGTCGATCTCATCAACTCGGTGGAAAAACTGGTCAGTATTTCCGTCAAGGAGTCCGACGCTCAGAAGAAGTCTGACTACGAACAAATCATCTCCGAAGGATTTACAAAGATGTTGCGCGAGTGGGATGAGTTTTCCTTCAAGCACGTTCTCAACAGCACCTTCTTCATCAAGCACGGCGTATCGGTAGCCTATTTCGAGGACGAATACGATTGGCGTTGGCAGATCTCCAAGATCGGAGACTTCTTGCTTCCACGTAGAACATTTGCTTCGGAGGAGATGGTCGAGATCGCAGTCTCCCCCCGCATCATGCGAGGCCACGAGCTTTACAGCTTCATCAAAGACGAGGAGCGTGCAGCCGAACTCGGTTGGGACGTGGACGAGGTCAAGAAAGCCATCCTCGCCAACACCGGGGCTCAGAACACCTACCACATCACCGACTGGGAACGCTACGCTGAGGATCTCAAGAACAACGATCTCTTCGTGGCTCATGGCTCCGGATCGGAAGTCCGAGTGATCCATGCCTGGGTCAAGGAGTTCGACGGAACGATCTCCCACTACATTTCTCTAGCCGACGGCAGCAATAAAGAATTCCTCTACGCCAAGCGGAACCGCTTCCGCAAAGCCTGCGATGCGTTCGTGACGTTCACCTACGGGGTTGGAACCAACGGCTTCTACCAAGCAATCCGAGGACTCGGATATAAGATCTTCCCGCACATCCAGGTTTCCAATCGCATGAGATGCCAGTTCGTCGATGGCGCGATGCTTTCGACCTCCCTGCTCATCCAGCCGGACAGCCAGGAGTCTCTTGAGGATCTGGCGTTCGAGTATCTCGGACCTTTCAGCGTGCTGAACGCCGGGGTCAACGTCATCGACAAGCAGCTCCCAAACATCGGACAAAATGCGGTTCCGGTTCTTCAGGATATGCAACAGCAGTTGCAGAACCGCGCTGGTTCCTACCAGTCCACTGCGGGTAACCCAAATCCGAAAGAGCGCACCAAATTTGAGGTTCAGGCTCAACTCCAAGGTGACGCAAGGCTCACTACCGGAGCCATGAACTTGTTCTATGAGCCTTGGAATCGCCTGATCCGTGCAGCCTTCAAGCGTGCAACTCGTGAGGATTACCTTGCCGCAGAGCGCGGTGGCGAAGCCGTCGCCGCTTTCAAGAAATACTGCACCTCTCGCGGAGTGCCCCTCGATGTTCTTCACAATAAGGTTGAAGAGGTCAACGCCGTCCGCTCCATCGGAGCCGGATCGGATCAGCTCCGCTTGGTCGCGATGGATGAATTCATGCAGATGATCGGCAGCTTCGACGAGCAGGGTAAACAGAACCTTCTGCGCGATCGCGTTGCTGCTCGCGTCGGCTACGACCATGTCGATCGCTACGTTCCCGCCAAGCCAGACGCACGTCCGGTCATCGATCAAAAGATCGCCGAACTGGAGAATGCAGCCATGTCGCAGGGCAAGCAGATGCAGATTGCCCCGAACGAGAATCACTTCGTCCATGCTTCGGTCCATATTCCGGACATCCAGCAAGTGGCTCAGGCAGTGCAGCAGCAGCAGATGGACCCGCAGCAGGCTGCGGCTTATTTCCAAGCAGCCATGCCTCACGCTACAGCTCACTTGGAGCAGCTCGCTCAGGACGCCTCGCGCAAGCAGGAGTATGGACAGCTCAAGAAAGCACTCCAGCAGGCTGGGGAGATTGCAGAGCAGACCGCCGAAAAAGTTCAAGCTCAGCAGGCTCAGGCAGCAGAGCAAGCCCAGCAGCCAGGAGTTGCCTCAGAAGATCAATCAAAGCTCCAAGCCCGTCAGCAAGAGTTGCAGATGGAGGCGGAGCGTCACCAACAAAAACTGGCTCTCGAAGCCGCAGAAGCGAAGCAGAAGCTCGCTCTCCGCGATGCCGAGACCGCGCAAAAAATCCGTGCAGCGTCTGCTGCACAAATCGCCTAAAGCATGACTTACAAAGACTGGTCCAAAAGACCGGACCTGATTGAACAGCTTGCCCTAGTTATTGGCAGCGATGTTTTCCAAGCAGCTCTTTCGGTACTAACCGAGGAGCAACTACCCAAAACTACCCTGCGACCCGATTCCCCGAATCTCATGGAGAATCACGCTCTGCTCAACGCCAAGCGTGAGGGGTACTTCGATTTTTTGCGTAATCTCCGGACGCTCGCCGTCCAGAAGCCCGAAGTAGTTAAAGAAGCTCTAGCCCCGTGGGGACACGTGGCTGAGAAAGAATAAACCAACCCAACCCCAATGGACCCAACAGCACCAATCGAAACCGCAGCCTCTACCCCAGAGGTATCTTCAACCACGCAACAATCCTCCAGCTCCTTTGAAAAGGATTCCGGTTTCGATTGGGGCACTCGCCTCGACTCACTCCTCGACGCAGCCTCGGAAGGGAAGGACCCCTATGCTGAAAAGGAGCCTGAAGTAGAAAAGCCTAAGGCCGAGAAGAAGGCCAAGGGGGCGAAAGCTAAGGTGAAGGAAGAGCCTACTCCTGAAAAGGAAGAGACTCCTGAAGAACCTGAAAAGGAAGAGGAGAAAGATGAGACTGAGGAAGAGCCTAAGGCTGAAGAGGCTCCCTCTAACTTGACCGATAAGGCAAAGGTCAAATGGGGTGAGCTCCGCGCCGAGGCTCAAAAGGCCAAGGAGTACGCCAAGGAGATCGAGACCCTTAAAGCCGATCTGGAGAAGGCCAAGACAGCCGTGGTCGATACCTCTGAGGTCGAACGCCTCAAGCAGATCAACCAGGAGTACGAGTCCGAGCTTGCCGTCGCCCGTGTCGAGGCTACCCAAGAGTACAAGGCCAATGTGGTCACTCCAATGGTGAACGTGGTCGGCTACCTCAACCAGTTGGCGGAGAAATACGAGCTCTCCAGCAAGGAGATGCTAACTGCGATGGCTGAGTCTGACCCAGCCAAGCAGAGTGACTTGATCGCAGACATCGCCGCCTCGATGAATGAGCGTGATAGGTTGAAGTTCTACGCTTCCGCAGACGATTACTCCGAGATCATCCGCCGTCGCGATATGTTCCAGAACTCTGCCCGTGAGCGCATGAGCCAGATCGAGGAGAGCAGGCAGGCCGAGATCGCCAAGCAAACAGCCGAGTCAGAGAAGGCAAGCACCGAGGCCAAAGAGGCTTACGAGAAGGCTACCGACAAGGTGTTCGAGGATTTGAAAAAGTCTGTCCCCGTTCTCTCTGACGAGGAGATTGCAGCAGATGTTCAGCGTCTGGCGAAGGGCGACTACAGCAATGCCAACCCCGAGCTCAAAGCCTATCTAGCTCACTCGGGAGCTCTGCTGCCACACATCCTGAAGGCCCTGAAGGAGGCCAAGTCTGAACTGGACGCCGCCAACAAGAAGATTGTCGGCTACCGGAACGGATCTCCTAAAGCCGGATCGGGCAGCGCAGACATGAGCCGCTCGGTCTCCGAGGATGTCGGCTTCTTGGAAGCTCTGGACGCCCAACTAGGTTAATTCCCCTGTTATTCCCCGGCTCGCTGCAACACTAACCAATCGGTTGTTTGATCTAAACTGCGAGCTGGGGAATATATTTTGGAGAAATATAGTTGACAGAATGTGCGTTGTATAAGATACCTCTCTCGTGCCCCAGTCACCTCTACTTGGAACAAGGCGGTCTGAGCCTTAATCAGACTTCGTTAGTACATATTTTTAAGAGCTTAAAATCCGGAGGTAACTCTGGCTCTCCCCTGGCTCCGGTGAGGGAAAAACCACGATCGGTCTGTTTAAGCACTGGAAATATCCGGTGGATAGATCGGTTAAACCCCACCCAACCATTTTAATTATATGGCTTACGACATCGAACAGGTCCTCATTAACGAGGCCAACCGTATTGGTCCTGACATCTACCGCAAGACCCTCAACACGAGCCCTTGGCTCAAACTCATCAAGAAGGACACTTGGCCCGACGAAATGGGCGACTCCATCAAGGTCCTCACCTACGAGCGTTCTCTTCCCGCCAACAGCCTTTCTTGGAACCAGGTCTCCCTTGACCCCGTTTCCGGTACTGGCCTCGTCGGTGGTGGTAACAACGCCGTCCCAAGTGCTCAGGTCATCGAGTTCGCGCAGACCCTGCGTAGCTACAACCTGACTCACACCGCTCTTGAGAGCCCTAAGCTCAGCGTCAATGACCTGCGCTTCTCCCTCAAGCGTAAAGAGCAGCTCTCCAACATCTTCGCCATCCTCCAGGAGAACACCTCCTATGCTTGGCAGGATCGTTTCCGCGATGAGTACGTCCGCCTCGCCCAGAACAAGATCAACGCAGTTCTCGCTCCAAGCGGACAGCTCGTTGCTACCTCTGGCGATGGATCGGCCTTCTCGACCACCGAGCCTACCAGCACTCTGACTCAGGGCATCCTGGATCGGGTCTATATGAAGCTCATCCGTGATGGTGCAGGCAACAACCCTCTCGATCGTGAGAACGCTCGCCCCGTCTTCGGTGCGATCCTCTCCTCGGAGGCTTCCCGCAACCTCATCATGGCTAGTGAGAACATCCGTATGGATTACCGCTACTCCGATTCCAAGAATGAGCTCCTCGCTCCTCTCGGTATCGAGCGCAGCTACTCCGGATTCTTCCACATGGTCGATGATTGGGGTCCACGTTACGACCTCGTCAATGGTGCATGGGTCCGCGTTCTGCCCTACAAGGCGGTCGCTACGACTCAGGGACTCAAGCAGGACATCAATCCTGCCTACGAGACCGCTGAGTTCGAGGACACCATCATCTTCCACCAGGATGTGTTCTGCAACCTCGTTCCTAAGCCCATCACGGCTGCTGGAAGCAATGTTACCTTCGACGCAGTCTCTTACATGGGCGACTTCAAGTGGAAGAACATCATCACCCCAGACACCAACCCAGATGGGACCATCGGATACTTCCGTGCGATCCTCTCCAGCGGTTCCAAGCCGATCCGTCCTGAGTGGGGCTACGTCATCCGCCACAAGCGGTCCTCGACGCCCCTCGTTCTCGACACGGTCATCAACGCCTAATTGAACCTCCAGAGCAGGTGCTTCGCCCACAAAGCGGAGCACCTCTCTGGAACTCAATCCCAAGCGCATGAATCCAATGGAAGCATTCCTGGGCGGCGGAGATAAGAAGGCTGAAGAGCCTCTTGTCGAAGACGAAGCCAGTTCCACGAAGAGTGGAAAAATCAGTTTCATCAAACCCTCAGGTTTCAAGGTGCCCGATGGCGTCAAAGACGGGGAACCGTTTGACGCAATGGCGACCGTGAAGTTTGAGAATGGGAAACTTGTCCTGCACGAACTCGACGGCACCCCTGTCGATGACGAGCACGAGCCTGAGGAAGGCGGCGAGGAGGAAGCGTTGATGGAGATCCCTGAAGAAGAGGTCACCGAAGACGAGCCCGAAGAGCCAGTTTCCGAAGAGGTCAGTGAAGAGGAGCCAGAGGGCGAAGAGCCCGCAGACTTCCTAGACGCTGTCGAAAAGAAGTCCTACAAGTCCGACAAGGATAAGGAAGACAAGAAAAAGAAGGGCAACCCCTTCGCTAAGAAGTAATTAACCGGGAAGCTAGAGGTTCGATCCCTCTAGTTTTCCACCCCTGTCGGAAAACAATTTATTTATTACGCAAATGGAACTCAGCCCCTCACTTGGTGAAAATGTCCTATTAACTGAAATCGCCAAGGAGCTCGACTCCCAGAGCGGCTTCACCATCCCTCCCCATAACCAAGTTGATATGCAATACAGCAACAGCTCGTTTCCAACAAAGCCAACGTACATCACGTTCAAGCGAAATGGAACGCCTGTGTATTACCTCTATTTGAACTATGACGCTAATGGTGCTGTAACTAGCGTTGGTCAGGATTAATAGGCTTAGATCATGGCTAACCTCTATTGCATAAACACCGATTGGCAATACGGAGCTTGGGAAAACCTAAGCAACTGGAATACTGCTGCCGATGGATCTGGAAGCAATCCAACAAATATCCCTTGGACTGACGATGGGAATGGCGGTGCTTGGTATAGTGATTATGACTTAATAGATGCAACTGGAGGGCAAGGGATAAATATCAATTCTATAATTGATCCGAACCAAGTTGTAACTGGAAGTTGTAATATTATATATGTTACCAGCAACAGCGACATCTATGGCGGCACATTCACTGGTGATTATTTTACCAACGCAGCAGTATATGGAAGTTATGGAACTATCCATAGCGGCTTATTTACTGGAAGCAACTTTGCCCACGAGGGCATCATCTATGGTGGTACATTCACTGGAGATAATTTTACCATCTTTGGCTATTATGGGGGACCGGGTAGTGATTTTGACCTTGGCTACATTTATGACGGCACATTTTCTGGCAATAGTGTTACCTCCTACTTTGCCCAGATCTTCGGCGGCACATTCACTGGATATAATTTTTACAGCTTCGGAAGCTACATCAACGATGGCACATTTGAGATAGACGGCATCTCTATTAATACCTCATATCAGGGGTATACTACTTTTCCAGCCATCAATATAACTTCTGGTGGCACTCCCTACACAGGAGAGTGGCTTGGTCAAAATTGGGAGGCTGGCGTTTGGGTTAGTGCAATTACTTTTAATCTCTATTATGCAAATACTAATAATGATGCAACGTGGGACACGCTAGGCAACTGGTGGAAAGATGCGGAGTTTGCAATTCCAGCGACAGCTCTTCCATCAACAGGTGATACTGTTTATTTGTATGGGAATGTGTATTTTGCGCCGTCTGCTCCAGTAACGCTTAACCACATTTATGTGATGTCTAGTCAGGCAGAGTTAACTAATACAACAGGAGATGCCACATTTTATGGTTATGGAAGACTCAATGGAACAGTCTCAGGGAATGCCACGTTTAACGATAGTAGCATCACCTCTTATAGCCCTTCTGGATCAGTCTTAGGAGATGCCACGTTTAACGATAGCAGCCAACACCAAGGATCAGTCTCAGGGAATGCTACGTTTAACGATGACAGTCTCATCTTCTACGGAGTAATTTTAGGAAACGCCACGTTCAATGGCAACATCGCATTTACTAATCAAACCATCACTGGAACCTCTACATTTTCCATTCCAGCAGCCATTTTTTTAATTGGCGGCCTAGCTGGATTTGATGGCGAGGTCTTGATTGATGCCCCCTCTGGTGGAGGAAGCGACCAGACAATCGCAAGGCTGCTTAACCTTCCTTGGTTCATCAATTTATAATTTTGACCGACGAAAATGAAGAAGCAAACGCTGAACATTAATCGAAGGCAAAAACAAACAGATGCTTAACTGGTCAAAGCAAGCAAAACAAAATATGTCCGTAACCCTTACTCCAGTATCACAGCCAACACAGGCTCGTGCAACCCTCACCGCAGCCGATGTGTCTGCCTTCCAAGCTCTTCTTGGTGGCGCAAACCTCATTGTTCTGCCAGAAGGAAAGACAGCGACCGACATCACCCAGTTTGTGGTGAACGTGCAGCCTAACGGCGGCGGATTCCTCCAGATCGCTGTTAAGTAAATATCATGAGCAGCAACGGCACATCCTCTGATGTCGGCCCGACTTCGGCTGTTGTGTCGTTGCTATCTCTTGTTATCTCGTTTTTAGATTCTCCGCACATTTGGATGCAGAATCTCACGTTGCTTGTGTCCATGTGCGCTGGTTTTATTGCCATTTATGCAGGGATTAAACGGCTCTTAAAATGAACAAACTTCTTATTGTTTGTGCATCAGTACTTCTTATTGGATGCGCCCATAAGAAGCCATTAACTTATTTTCCCCCTTCCGCCACGGCGGTTGTTCAGTCCGTTGCGTCGGCCAAGACTAATACCGAGAAGCTGCGCCCCTACGTCCTTCCAGAGGGAAAGCCAACTCTCGACGCTCTCTCTGCTTCGCTTGACTCGGCTCAGATCGAGGTAGCCAAGTATTCGGGTAAGGTGGATGACTTGGTATTGCAGCTTACTAAGGCTGAAGATCAGGCCGCTTACGAGCATGAAAAGAGGATGAAAGCCCTCAAGGAAGTTTGGTTCTGGAGGCTTCTAGCTTTGACTATTGCTGGGATCACTTTGGCCGGGGTCGGCCTCAAAACGGGTTGGAAATTCTTCTTATGAAAGAGATCCTATGCTGCTTTTTAGCTGGGGGACTAGGGATGCTGGTCATGTTCTTTCTAATTTGCCTCACTCCAGAAATCGAGGACTTCATCTCCCGTAAGAAGAAATGAAAGATTTCTTCATAAGTGTCCTTGAGGCTCCAGACGGATCGGCTTCCGCAACGCGGATCGGTTTTTTCTTAGTGCTTTTGCTCCTCTTCGCCGTCGTCATTCGATGGATGGTGACTGGTCAGGATGTCCCTCCGGATCTGTCGAGACTTCTCGAAGTATCTATCGGTGCCGTCGCCACCACTAAGTTCGTCCAAAGATTTGCTGAGAATCATGATCGCTAAACTCGTCAAGATTGCAGAAAGCCAGGTTGGAGTCCGCGAGTCGGGAGCCAACTCGGGGGCGGAGGTTCGCAGATACCAAGAGGCAACTCACCTTGATCTGAAGGGGTTTGCTTGGTGTGCTGCATTCGTGGATTGGTGTATCGCCGAATGGATCAAAGATCCAGAGGTCGTCCAGTGGCTCGGCCTCAAAGTCCGCACGCCGGAGCAGTGGAGGCCAAAGACTGCCCTAGCATACGGATTCACGGCTTGGGCTAAAGATCGACCCAATACGACTAAGGTCTTGGAGCCAACCGAAATGGCGAAGCCCGGTGACATCGTTATGTACACTTTCTCCCATGTTGGGATCGTGATCTCCGACAATGGGAAGACCCTTCAGACCGTGGAGGGTAACACTAACGGAGAAGGAAGCCGTGAAGGCGATGGGGTCTATTATAAGACCCGAAATAGATCACTAATTAAGCGACTTGTTCGCATAGGTGCTTGATCTTTTTAACTGGGTATCCTATACAACACTACTACCACGCACTCATGTATAATCAGGTCAACCTCTGCAAGCAATGTGATGAAGAGCCTGTCGTCTATAACGGTCTCTGCCATACTTGCTTAGATGCTTCTTCAGAGGGTGAGGACGTATTTATCGGGGGGTCTCATATTGAAAAGTTCTCTAACCGGAAAACTAAGAGTCGTAAAAGGTTTGACAAACACGCCCCAGACCTCGACTCTTAATCGGGTGTAATATACTACACTTACACCACACATTTAAACACCAGCGGTAAAAATAACCAGAGGCTCAACTGTTCAAAGGGAGCTCCCAATAAGATGTCGATCGAACTCACTACTCTTCCTACCCCTATTTCAGCTCGCGCTGATATTGAAGCATCTAAAGTGCTTGCTATCCAGACTCTTTTGACTGGCGAGGACCTTATCCGTCTCCCTAATGGTAAGTTTGCTTCGGATATTATCTCCCTTTCTCTTTCTGTTCGTCAGGACGATGGAAGTGGGTTCCTTTCGATCACCATTAAGTAGTCCCACGCTTTAAGGTAGACGAGGGAGTTCCCCTCCCCCCTATTTTTAGATGGCAAGTTCTCCCAAAAGACCCACTCCTAGGCCGCTGACGCCCGATAATCCGGTAGTCAGTTACCCGACGCCCAATACCTCCGACCTCTTGGTCGTGCAGGATGTGGACACTCGTTTGCCTGGGTATGTTGCGCTGGAGTATGGCGACCTGCATCCCGATCAAGTTCTCTACCCAAATCTGAAGTTAGTTTACCAGACTCCCCTTGATCAGGAGCAGAATTTCATGTGGGTTCGTCGGGTCTACGCAGCGGACCGCGCCGACCAAGATGACTACAACTACGCAGTTAAGTACGGAAGCGGTCACACGGCACACCCGATCTATATCCGCACCTACATTCTTCCTCGTGAAGGGTACGAGCCGCCAGCGGTAGGCTCCACTGATCCCGTTTATTCAGACGCTACTTTCGTCGATGAAGAGATCGTCCGGTTGAAAGATGACCAGTCCGACGGGCAGCTCGATTCTCTTTTCATCAAGGTCATGCGGTCATATCAGACACTGCCTGGACCAGATCTCGTAACGCGCCAGAAAGGTTCTGCCGACGTAGTGCCAGCTAAGTTCAAGGCTCAGCGACAGTTCACCATCACCCGGACCGAGGTTCTCCCGTCGGAGTTACCGGACGACACAAGCTCTACGATCGTGGAGAGTACGGTCGCCCAGAAGGATAACGCCAACAAGGCTGAGAAGACCACGGTTGCCATCGATGCCGCCACCGAAGAACTCCTAAGTAAGAAGATCACTCCGCAAGGACAAGTCGCCACCGTACATGAGAGACTTGTGGCAACTGGCTCCGCAGACGATGCCATTACCCCAAGTGCGCTCGTGGTGGAGGGAAGTTCCGATGCTTTGGGCAATGGTCAGAGCGTCAGATCTATTGCGACAGTTGAAACAGTGTTCTCCGAGCAATCTTTCTCGAAGGAACGGCCTGACGTAGTACCTCAGAAATTCCGTGCTCTTGTCCCCGCCGTTACCTCTTCGGAGGTAGTCAGTACTGATGAAGAGGGAGACGCCGCTACTCCTTCACTCGATACCGGAGACCTCTCCGCTACCGAAGAACAAGTAACCGTTTTCAAGAAGAGGAAGCGTAAGACTAGTCGGCCCATTACTTCTACTGCTTCCCTAACTAGTGGGAAGTGGGTAAAGGAGTTTGGCGGCGGTCTCACTAGAGTTACTGAAAAGCTCTCTTCTGCCGATACTTCTGTTGCCGAGGAGGGCTTCAATATCCTTGATTCCTCAGTCGAGAATCTAGGTAATGGTCAGGCCGTTACTCAAACAACGGAGATGGTTGACGACTTCCCCGTACTAAAGGGCACTCAAGTTGACCCACGCTTCGGCGTGGTTATCGAAATTGAGAAGTCTGTAGTTGAATCGGGTACTCTTGGCGGCATCGAGCAGTTCGGATCTGGAGCCGGGGCAACGGAAATCGAGCCTTCTGATAAGCACCGCTCCATTCAGATCATAAGCAAGATCCCTTCTCTCCCCCCCGATCAAGTTTGGTATGGGAGGCGGCGTGAGTCTTTTCCCGATGTTGTTACTAGCGTAGTTATTAAAGGCACGGAATCACTTTCTACTGAGGTGAACGTGCAATCCTCTTCGGATAGCCCTCTCAAGTCTCGCATAACCCGTAAGTTCAGTTTCGGTCCTCCCGCTGAACCTGCCGACCCAATTCTTTTTAAGCCTCAGGCTTTTAATAAGGTTATTGAGTATTCCTTGCCAAGGGTTTCAAAGACTGCCTCTACAGGCACTAGTAACTCTAGCACGTCTGGAACTTCTACCGGATCTTCCACCTCAAATTCTACTGGCACGTCTGCTTCCGTAAATACGTCGGAGACTTCCTCAACTAGTAGCTCTACCTCTACAGGGACATCTTCTTCTAACTCTTCCGGTACCTCTCAAAGCACCTCGAATACTTCTGGGACTTCCACCTCGACAGGCACGAGCTCTGGCACTTCGACTTCAACGTCATCCGGTACTAATACTGGAACTTCGACGAGTTCCGGCACCAATACGACTACTTCAACGAGTTCCAGCACAAACTCTGGGACCTCCACTTCAACAGGTACGAGCTCAGGGACTTCAACATCATCTGGTACCAACTCAGGCACTTCCACCTCGTCTGGTACAAGCTCGGGTACTTCGACATCTACCTCAACAGGTACGAATACTGGAACTTCGACTTCAACTGGTACAAGCTCGGGTACTTCGACTTCAACAGGCACTAGTTCAGGTACTTCCACCTCGTCTGGTACAAGCTCGGGTACTTCGACATCTACCTCAACAGGTACGACTACTGGAACTTCGACTTCAACAGGTACGAATACTGGGACTTCGACTTCAACAGGTACGAATACTGGAACTTCGACTTCAACAGGTACAAGCTCTGGGACTTCGACTTCAACAGGTACAAGCTCTGGGACTTCGACTTCAGAAGGTATAAGCTCTGGAACTTCGACTTCTACCCAAACTGCAACATCTACTTCCTACAGTTCGGGATCTACAGGTAACTCAAGTTCTACTTCGGAAACCGTATATCCAGATGACTATAGTACTGGAAGCTCTACCGGGCCGACCACTAGAACTTCACTCTCGAACGGGGGTGCCTCTCATAGCCAGTCTTCCTCTGGGATCAATTCGTCTAACGGAAGCGGTTCCCATAGTGGAACGTCATCTTCAACAGGTACAAACTCTAGCACTTCAAATAGTTCGGGAACTCATAGTGGAACGTCAACTTCAACGAGTACGAACTCTGGTTCTTCTACAAGTACAAGTACTCACTCAGGCACTTCTACATCAACAGGAACTAGCTCAGGCACTTCCACTAGTACTGGAGCTGGAACCCACTCCGGAACTTCGACTAGCTCCGGTACGAACTCCGGAACTTCGACTAGCTCCGGTACGAACTCCGGAACTTCGACTACCTCTGGCTCTCATACTGGAACCTCTTCTTCCTCTACCACTGGCACGAGCTCGGGTACTTCTACCTCTACTAGTACCAGCTCGGGCACTTCTACCTCTACTAGTACCAGCTCGGGAACCTCGTCCTCTACTGGCACAAGCTCAGGCACTAGCAATGGAACTTCGACATCGAATTCTTCTTCGGCGGGTACTTCTGATAACTCCTCTACGTCATCTGGGACCAGTACTAGTTCCTTTGACTCCACCTCTAGCTCGTCAGGAACTTCTAGCTCCACCTCTAGCTCGTCAGGAACCTCCTCCTCCACGGCGTCGGGAACCAGCTCATCTACTTCAGATGTCGAGTCTACGGGGAGCTCCAACTCCACGGGGAATTCTACCTCTACGCAGTCCACTACTTCGACGTCTCAAGGTACGCAGCAAGGGACGAATCAATCTGCTTTCGACAATAACAATAACTCTACCAGCACGGGTAAGCAGTTGCTCTCGATCCAGCTACCGAGAGCCTTACGAGGAGCCTATACCCTTGAGGTACCCACAATGATCGGGGAAGCAATGGGCAACATTACAGTTTCTATTCCCGCCACATCTCCCTCAACCCTGCCCTTCGGAAACTGGTACGAAGTAACCCGAAATAGCGAGCACTGGCGTATGGGCATCTGGGTTACTGAGATCGTCGAAGTCAAGATTCCTGATGCCACATAATGGAGAACAGATATGTCCGACGAAGATGATAAAACAAAGATACCGAGAGTCACTGATACCCGGGAGAGGGACATTATAGCAGAGCAGGTTAAGAAGAGAGATACGGCTGCAAACAATGAGGGAGACCTAGACCAACCTTTTTCCCGTCGGAGTAGCTCACAAGCTATTTTACAGCAGCTACGAGAAGCTGCCCCGTCGATCCCAATGCTCGATGACATCTATGCTTCCGTAAAAGATGTCCTCGGAAAGATGACTTTAAATGGTCATCCGATTGCTATATCCGGTAGCGACCTTCAAGTAGATGCTTCGGCTTTTAGAAAGTCTGGGAGTTTTTCGGACTCTCCTCCCGCCATTAACATTTTTGAGAGCGGTTCTAATATCTTGATGCAGAACTCAGGAGCCGTATTGTTCTCCGGTCCTCACGGCGTAGAGCTCCCAGCTATCCCCTCGATCTCTATTCCTAGCCCTGCTTTTAGTACCCCACCTCCGATTGACGCAGCAGTAGTTCCCAGTGTCCTAACTCCCTCCACGGGTTCCCCTTCAATCTCTATAGATAGTGAACAACCTTTCAATAGGTCGGAGTTGGCGGAGGTTCCCCTACCCCAGATTCAAGCATCTATCGTTCCTTCAGAGACTGGCGAGCCGGGTGTCTCTCCAACAAGTTCGGTAGGAGAGGTCGTTCTTCAGACGGGAGATAGCTCGACTAGCAACACTCCAACCAGCCAACCCGAGGAGTCGGGATCTCAATCTTTCCCCCCATCTCCAACTGAGATCGTGGGAGCACCCCCAGAGGATTCCGGAGGAAATCTCTCGATGCCCGAGCCACCTGTATCTGAGGACGAGCCACATAGGGCCCCCGCAGACTCGAATTCTGGCGGGCAAGGTTTTGACGGCGTCGGTCAGGGTCAGTCTCTTACGGATAAAAGTGAATTACTTGGAGCGGTGGCTAGAAGCCGTAAGGCTGGGTCTCGTGCGGCTACAGCCTTGTTTAGGACTGTATTGTCATCTGAAAAGATTTATTCCGTTCTCGATACCTCGGGCAAAGTATCATCTGCTACAGATCCCTTGGTCCCAACATTCCCCTTCTTAGATTGGTCCGGAAGTATTAACAGCGGATTCAACGTATGGTTCGGGAAACCTGCTGAAGCCGATGTCTATACAGTCTCTCATTATAAAGATGCTTCCAAACAGATCTTCACTCAGTCAGATGTATCTGGTACCGCTAAACTCTACGGTCAGAATACCAGAGACAGGTGGTTCATGCTGGAAGCTAATGGTTCCTCTTCTGCACTACACGGGGTGGGGGGATCTGATTCTAATTTTCTCCTAAAAGCGGACTCGGTTGGGTCTTCCCTGGCGGTATCTAAAGGTGGGGGCATCTCGTTTATCAGCGATAAAGAGATAACGGTAACTGGTAGTGGCGGTGACTGGGGATCTCTGAAACCTGGATACCTCGGGATTCAAGATACGACGGGGAAGAAAATGGAGCTGGAGCCCACCCAGATAGAATTTACTGATGGGGCGAATACTGGAAAACTATCTGCTTACTCTACGGAAATCAAAGAGGGAGCTAAATCTGGTGTCCTAGATGCTAATTACCTAACGATGACGAATGGTGGGGATTGGGCTTTCATTGACTCGGCTCAACTTTCCATTGGTAGCAGCAGCGGTAACGCCGTTTATGAGGCAATTCAATTAACTCTTACGTCCAGCACAGGGCAATCATACCTTTCAACGGCAGCACTTCAAGTAGAAGTAGGAACTTATACTGGAGTATATGAAGCAGAGCAATTGACCTTATCTGGAATTACAGGAAGCTCCTATCTATCTACTACAGCACTTCACCTTAACACTGGCTCTGGCCCTGCAATAAAGAGTGGAACTTATGAACCGCATCAGTTAACAATCACTGATCCAGCAAATGGTCAGGCATTTCTTACTCCGTATCTGCTTCAATTAAATGATGGAGATAAACAGGCATCTTACGAGCCACATGAGCTTACCCTATCCAACCCACTAACTGGAGAGGCATTTCTTACCCCTCACCTACTTCAACTAAATGCCAATGGAAAGCAAGGCTCGTATGAGCCACATCAACTAACCCTTACCACTGGTCAGGGTGCAGGGGCTAATGTATTTATAAATGTTCCAACAAATGGAGGGACAGAAGTTAGTGCTTTTTGGCAGGAGATTGAGGTTTGCGTTGAAGGAAGCACAATGAAGATGAAGGTGCTTGGAACTGAACCCTATTAAGATGTCATGGCTATTAAGTTACCTACATTAAATCCATCAACTGGAGTGTGCGACTGTGAACCATATTGCGCCAGTGAAAAGGCCTATAAGAAACTCGTTGGGCTGGATGTATGCCCTAACATAAGTGGTGGACCTAACAATAGAGATTGCTATCGTTCAAACAAAATTCCTAGTTGCGTTAATGGAACTATAACTGGAACACTTTATTCAGATGAATTTTCTCAATGCTGCGCTGAATCTAA